GAAATGGAAGTTGCTTGGCATTTTATTGGTACACCACGACAAGAACTCGGGTCTTGTCAAGTATGGGTTATACCAGTGCAGGATGAAGCATTCTCAGCATGGATGGTTACTCAACAGTAGGTTGATGTCTCTCCACAGATTTGGCGAGCAACATGGTGTACGCCTCGTTCGGCGTAGCCCCAACTCCGACCGCGTGGTCGTTCTCCGTGAACCACGCTACACACTCATCGTCATCGCCATACGCCCCTAGGAGCGTTTCTGTGGGGTCGTCGCACTGTTCTATCGCAAACCATAGCCCGCCTTCGTATACGCCTCCGTAGCGCGACTGAAAGATAATGATTGGGAACATCCCTATCGGCGCATCAAATCTCATTGGCTGACAATACCATTCGCCGGGGTGACAGGGGTCGAACCTGCAACCTACGGATTAGAAGTCCGTCGCGCTATCCATTGCGCCACACCCCGTTTGATAAAAATTTGTTTTATTCAATTAATCAGATGCAACCAACAAGGTTGACAAGACCCGTATTAATCTTCTCAACTCTGCGTGATTTTTGAGTTTACCGTAATCAAGCGAATACTCGTATCTCCCTTTGACCTTCCTGCGTTTTATCAATTTTTCTCTATCCAACACGGATAGTGCTTTTATGACCGCGGTCTGTGAACAGCCGAGTGTAACCGACATTTCGCGAACAGTCAAACACGGTCTCTCCATCAACATTATCACCAACCGACCAGCAGGTGTAAACAAATTAATTGAACTCTTGGGTTTGTACGAAATAAGGTTTTGCTCATCTAACTCCAAAAGCACCGACTCCACCAATCCCTTTAGGTCGGCATTGTTCGCCAATGCGTTAGCCACAGCCCTTTCTAGGGGCTCCCGCAATACATGGTCTCTGCGATTGTCATGGGGGGTGGGCACAAAACGAACATTATCACAGTTGATAGCAGACAAAATTTTTATTACTGAAGGCAATCTTTGCTACGTCTCTAATTTGTATTTGTTCCATAGTGCTTGACTTTTATTGACGAATGTGATTTTATGGCATCATAGAAGACAGGAGACAACATGGCGCCGACTAATGCGACGGGTCAAAACTTGTTGAGTCAACTAAAAGTCATTGCCGAGACAAGTGTCGGCAATAGTGTTGCTTGCCCCCTCGGGCGCATAGCAATCAAACTAGATGAAGAAACACGGGAAGCACTTTTTGACGCACTCCGCTCAGAAGCATCAACGATGAGTATCTACAACGCCCTGAAGCAGGAAGGCATCGCCATCTCCCGCGAAAGCATCACCAAACACCGTAAATGTTTTACAGAACCAAATGACAAGAAATGCTTATGTTATCCAAACAATACGGAGACCAACAAATGAAAACCCTCAAAAATAACCTGACGAACATAGCAACAGAAAAAGAAGCCAGGGCAAGGAAAGAAAAACTCCTCGGACGAATAGCCGACATGCTCGTCGCCAAAGACATAGACCTAGACCAAATCGGCGACATCAAACAAGTATCCCTCTACCAAACACTCACAAAGGACGCAGAAGGCGAAGCCGAAATCCACGACCTCGCAGCCATACAATTCTCCCCATCGTGGGAACAGGGACCGGCGTGGCCGGTAATCACCCAAGGACCATCAATAAAACTGCCCCCGAGCAAAGACAAAACGACAAAACAGAAAACAGGTTACAAAACTTGCGTAATACTGCCTGATATCCAAATCGGATATTTCCGCAACAAGGCAGGCGAACTAGAACCAACACACGACGAGCGTGCTATCACCGTCGCCCTACAGTTCGTCGCAGACACCAAACCCGACGAAATTGTCCTTCTAGGCGACAACCTAGACCTCCCCGAAATGGGCAAATACATTCTCTACCCGTCCTACCAGCAAACCACCCAAGCATCCATAGACCGCGCAACAACACTCTGCGCCGAAATTAGAAGAGCGGCACCATTCGCCAAAATCACATGGCTAGCCGGAAACCACGAAGAACGGATGCCAAAATTCCTCGTAATGAACGCATCCGCAGCATACGGACTCCGAAAAGGCAACACCCCTGAATCGTGGCCGGTTCTTTCCGTTCCCTACCTATGTCGCATGGACGACTTTGATATCACCTACAAACCTGGCTATCCGGCGGGCGACTATTGGTTGAACGAGAAACTTCGCATCATCCACGGCGACCGCGTCAAATCATCAGGGTCAACCGCCAATGTGTACCTCAACGCCGAGAAGACATCAGTTATCTACGGACACATCCACAGAATAGAAACCGCCTACAAAACTCGCGAAGACTACGACGGACCAAAAACAATCATGGCGGCATCACCAGGATGCTTGGCACGCATAGACGGCGCAATCCCCTCCACGAAAGGCGGAGTAGACCTAGACGGGCGACCAATCCGACGCCACGAAAACTGGCAACAGGGAGTCGCAATCGTCCACTATCAAAACAAAGGCGAACACCGCTTCACCTACCACTGCGTTCCCATCTATGACGGGTGGGCGATGTATCTAGGAACGGAATACTCCGCATGAGTCTCGCCTGCCCATGCCGATACGCGAACCTGTGGGGACACCACCCCGTTTGCGAATCAGAAGAAGATGATGACGAATGACTTGTGTAAAGCAACGCCGCGCTGTTCCTTCCACGTTTCCTAGAACCGTATAGCCATGACTACGGTTATCGGTATACAGGGAGCGGACTACTGCCTAATCACAGCAGACACCCGAATCACCACCCAAGCCGAAGACGGCACACCCACCCAAATCAACACCCTCAAACAAGAAGTCTCCAAAATAGCAGTCAACGGCAAATACCTCATAGCCACAGCAGGAGACCTCAGAGCCATCAACCTCCTCACCCACACCCTCCAACTCCCCACCTGCCCACCCACCCTAAAAGGCAAAAAACTAGACGAACACATCACCAACAAAATCATCCCCACCATCAAACAACTCTTCGAAACACACGGCTACACCACAACCAGCCAAGACAACCCCCAAGCCTCACACGGCTCCGAACTCCTCCTCGCCATCAACGCCACCCTCTACAACATCGACTCCGACTACTCATGGTTCACCGACCACAACAACAACTACGCCCTCGGAACAGGAGCCCCATACGCCCTAGGCGCACTCACCTCAATGCCCACACCCCGCAACATACAACAAGCCCGCAAACACGCACTCAAAGCAATCGCCATCGCAGCCCGATACGACCCCAACACAGGACACCCATACCACACCCAAACCCAAACCACAACCCCCCACAAACCCCCAAAACAAACCACCAAAACCACAACCAAAAAATAACTATACAAACATGAACACCCACAACCCACACAAACCATACCGATGGCAAGAACACGCAGCATGCCGAGGCAAAACAGACCTCATGTTCCCCAAAAAACACAAAGACATCACCTACATCCAAACAGCAAGACAAATCTGCGAAACCTGCCCAGTCAAACAACCCTGCCTCAAAAACGCCCTCGAATACCACCCCGTAGACATGCACGGCGTATGGGCAGGCATGACATCAAGACAACTCGCAGCAGAACAAAAACGACAAGGCATCAAACCCACCCGACCATCCATCGCACAAATGTGGGACAACACATAACCACCACCCATGCCCACCCAACACTGGCACTGCCCCAAATGCAACAACACCATCACCACCCACATCAAACTCACCCACCCACCCCAATGCACACGACACACCCCCAAACCAGAAACCATGCAACCAACCAAAACCAAAAAATAAAAACCCCGAAAGTCAGCGCGTGCGTGGTTTTTTTGGGTTTTGTGTGTTTTGTATTTGGTTGTTTGGTTTAGTGGAGGCGGATGCCGCAGGTGTTGCAGTAGGTGTGGTTGTTTAGTTGGGTCGGGGTTTTTGTGCAGGTGGTTTGTCCGCAGGGTTGGAGTGTGGGTTTTCCTTGTAGGTAGTTGTGGATTGGTTGGAGTGGGTTGGGGGGTGTTGGGTTTAGGGGTGGTTTGTTTTGGGTGTTTCTGAGTGCGTTGGTGATGAGTAGGGTTATGTGTTGTTGTAAACTGTTTTCGTGTTTTTGTGCTGATTGGATGAGTTCGTTTTTTAACCAGCCGGGTATTGGGATGGTGAGGGTGACTGTGTCGTCGGGGTTGGTTGCGGGTTGTGGTTTATACGGCATCTCGTTGGATGAGTGTTGTTAAGTATTCGGTGATGGTCATGTCGTATGCTTCGGCTTGGTTGATGAGTTGTTGTTTGAGTGGGGTGGGGATTTTGATGGTGAGGGTTGATTGTTCGCCTACGGGGGGTTTGGGTGGGCGTCCTTGGCGTTTTCTCATCGGGTTTCCTCCACCGTGTTGTAGGTTTCTGTGAAGTGTCTGCGGTCGTCGTTGGTGTGGAGGTTGAGTCCGACTTGTTGGATTGTTTTTTGTAGGCGTGGGTGGGGTGGTTCGTATTGGGTTGTTCCTGAGTTCACTGCGTCGCGGATGGCGGTATATTGGTTCCATGCTTGTGCGGGTGTGGGTTCTTTTGTGGTCATGCGTCTGTGCTCTGTGCGGACGAGTCCTGCGGTAGGGAGGTAGGTTTCGCGGGCGGAGAGTCGTTTAGCGGCTTCTAGTATTTCTGTTTTTGGTAGGTCGCCGATGACGGTGTTCCATGCGCGGTAGGTCATGGTTTTTGCTTCTACATTGGTGGGGAGTTCTTTGTTCCACATGGCGTAGATGAGTTCTACTATTTCGGCGAGTTCTGTTTTGTTCATTGCTGGCTTTCCTCCACCGTCAATGCCTAGATTACCAGTCGGGGTTGTTGATGAATTCGTCGCGTGCGTCGCGGAGCCCCGCTAGTTCTATGAACTTTTCGACTTGGTTGCAGTCGCGGAAGATGACGTCGATGCTGTTGTATTTCTTGTTGCCGGGGTTCGCGCCCATGTGCCAGTCTGATTTGAGGATGCCGTCTATTGCTTGTTTGCATGCTTCTATCCCGTAGTCGTGGATTGCCCAGCCGATGCGTTGTCTGCGGTGGTGGTCTAGGACGGCGCGTGACCGCGGGGAAACCTGCTTCTTCCAGTAATTAAACACGAGGAGGATTGCGTCGTCGCCGACCTTTTGGGCTTTGGTTGCCTGTTCCCGTGTCTGTTTGCGTCGCACGGCTGGGTGCTGTTCGCCGAACAGGTCGGGGTTTTTCATGGCAATCATAGGGAAACAGTAACAGATGTTTTCAGTAAAGTCAAGCAGCGTGTTCATCGCACGTGCGAACGTGGAAGAAATCGTAAATTTTTGATTTTCTGACCAGCCGGGTGACGTCTGATTGACGTCAGATACTCATTCGGAACCGGGTTGGATTTCGTGGTATCCACGAAAATCTTTGATTTGCTGGTCTTTGGAAGGGGTTCGGGGAAACCTTTTGCTGGCGTTCCCCGCCGACGATGCAGCCGAAGGAGGGCTACCCGATTGGGGGTAAGCCTTCTCTTTCGTTTCGCTTTCGGATATCCGTGCTTTCCGCCACCGTCAACCCATTACTGCTGTATTCATGGGGTCTTTGTGGTGAGCCGTTACTCTAGCAGCACAGCGGCGGGACTTCCGCAACACCCAACATGTAGCGGGACTGACGGGGGGTGACACTACCTGTTGTGGGTCGGGCGGGACTTGGGTGCATCACCGCCGCAAACGGGACTGTCGGGTATCCACCACGCGAGCGGGGCTGTGTAGTAGTTTCGCTAATACTTCCTTTGGACTCCCTTCCCCCTTGTGACGAAAAGGAAGCGCCGGTGGTGGTGGCTTGGGATAGCCATCTCCACCGGCTTCACAAAAAAACAAAAACAAAAAGTCAGCCGTCGCGGTCAGCCGAAAAGTTTTCCGCTTTCCGCCACCGTTAATCGTTAACTGCGGGTGGGTCAAGGAACTCTCTGCGTTGTTCCATTATCGCGATAGCACCGAACCTGCGCGCAATGGTTGCATCGTTGATAATCGGGTATTCGTCAATCGCGGTCAGTTTCCCGAAATGCTGTTCTAGTGCTTCCTCTGTTCCGCACGCCGAACACACTTCAACAGGTGGTACACCGCGAGACCGCGTATGTCTAGACAGCGCCCCTACATACCTGCCCCATTCTTCGTTGCTAGGTATCAGCCCACCGCAACGGGGACAAATGAACTTTTCGGGGTTCTTCGCTTTGCTTGCTTTCATTGTTTGTTCCCTTCCATTTTTTCAGCGATGTCGTTCAAAGCCGATTGGATTACGAATGATAACGGTAGATAACGAGCCAATGCAACGCCGTACTCCTCGCTGTTCCTCTCAATGGAACTATCTATCTTCCCCTGCAACAACGGGTTGTTGATTACGACGAACCATTGGTCGCCCATGTTGTCCACGCGGTACAGTTCGTCCTCCGCCATCGTCTTTCCGTCGGTGGTCAAAAAGGTGATTTGTTCGTCGCTCTCAGGGTTCTGCAAACGCATGAGAACATCAGGGTCATCCTGAATGAACTCAAACTTATCATCATTAAAGTTGAACATGATTACTTACTGCTTTCCGCCACCGTCAATGTTTAACGATGACAATACAAGTTTACTTGGTTGTGGTGTTGTTGTCAATGGGGTGGTTCTTCTTCGCCGAAATGAAATCCCTGAGGTTCTCAATGAAGTCCGTATTCCACACCTGCCACAGGTACTCGGATTGGATTGCGTACGACCCGAACTCCTCCAACTCTGCCTGCGTCCACTTGGAAGCAATCAACAGGTTCTCGTCGGTTGGGTCGTTGTCTAGCAACGCTTGGATTTCGTCTCGCACGCCTGACGGTGAGTATGAGATGCTGTTGCCGTAGTTCAGGTCGCCGAAACCGCAACCCGACAGGATGCCGTGCAGGTCTTTGCCTGCCTGCTTGCCGAGTTCGCACGCGGTGTTGTCGTTACCGCCCTGCTCCCACGCTGTGTAGAGAGCCTCCTGTGCGTCGTTGAGTTTGTCCAAATCAACGATTACTGAGTTGTCTAGGTCTACGACCGTGCCGTCTTGGATGTTGATGATTACCTTACTCACCACACACCCGCCCAACACACTTTGCAACTCAACTCGCCGTCATAAGCAACTGTCACCGCCGCGCCACAGCACGGGGATAGTTCTTGCCCGCACTCGGAGCAAATGGTTCTATCCCACTTGTCTTTCGTCAACGGAGTTCCGCAACACAGCGAAACCTTGCCCCTCTTCTTGGTCTTGACTTTCCTCTTGGTCGTCATTTCTCTACCTTGCCCTTCTTTTTGATTTCTTCGTCTGCAATCGCTCCAATGACCGCTTCGCGTAATGTTTCTTCGTCAAGACCGATGTACCAATGTTCAGCGCGTTCTACCGCATCCAACCAAGCCTCTTGCGACATTTCCAACTCGTCATCGCCAAACTTGTTAGCAAGAACTTCGTCGCCCTCGCGCTTGGTGAAGTAATCAAACAGGATGTGTTCATCGGGGTTCAGTCTCTGTAGTTTCTCAATCACTGATTTGACGGTCGTCATTTCTTTACCTTGCCTTTCTTCTTTGACTTAGCCTTAGCCTCATTCTTCACCCTCTTCAACTCATCTTTGAGTTTAATGTTTTGGTGAACTAAATCGTCAATTTTTTCATGTAGTTCTTCGATTTCTTCACTTTTTTCTTCGTTCCACTCTTTGGTGAGGAAAAGATGCCTCAGAGGTAATCTTTTTTCGAACCCCGTCTTTCTTCGGGGTTTGTATGTAAAGGGGTGTGTCTCACCACGCTCAATTGCTTCTCGTTCATCGGGTAGGAAATCACTGCGCCGAAAAACGTACAAGTTTTCACCAAAAACACCCAAACAAGCCGCAGAGCCGTTCCCCGTCCTAGATTGGGTGAAGTCAAGCAAGTAATAAGTATTCTTCAAGCCACAACGCTCTTCTTCGTCGTCACTGAGAAACACTGGAATTTTAATCTCAGACTTATTGCTCATTTCTTGGTCTTGCCTTTCTTCTTGGAGTTCTTCTTGGTTGACTTCTTGAACTTCTTGGACTTAGCGAACTTACAGTCGGTGTAGATGAGTTGACCGTATTTATTGAAGTTCAAAGCGAACTTACGGTCGGTGTAGATGAGTTGACCGTGTTCATCAGTGAACACGAGATTGCTCAAATCTGAAACTTCATCTTGGAGTATTGCTTGTGCTTGGTGTACGCAATAATCAAGGATTTCGTCCATCCCGACATCGCGTGGTGAATACCCGAGGTATTCCACGACGTTGTTACCCCATTCGGGATACTCATCGTCGATGATGTCTGCAATCAGGTCTCTTGTTGCGAATGTGGTAGAAACACTGACTTTGACGGTCTCGGGTAGAGCGTCAAGTTTCGCGTTCGGATAGAAGTAATCACCGTTCTTGCGCTTTTGCTTTGGTTTCTTCTTGCTCATTAGTTCCTCTCTTCTGCTCCGAATGTGATTGAAGCACCGTCGGTGTATTTGACTGTCAACGACCCGTCCTTCCTGTTGTAATGCATTTCAGCAATCGCAGGACGCATAACACTTCTTCCGTCGTTCACGATTACTTTCTGATGGTAAAACAAACCGTTGCTAAGAGTTTCATACCCCTTGACAGTTACGAAGAAACGAACCTCGCGATTTTTGGTTCTACGCTTCTTGCTCGTTGTTTTGGTTTTACGCTTCTTGCTCATTTCTTTCCCTTGCCTTTCTTCTTGGAGTTCTTCTTGATTGGTTTCTTGGTTGATTTCTTTGAACGCTTGTTGGACAAGCCGTAGAGGTGGTGTAGAGCCTCTAGGTATCCGTCAGCGTAAGCACGCTCTATCGCGTCATCGCAATCCATGCTGAGCGCGAACTCGTATTCCTTCTCCGCTCGTTCTATTTCTTTGAGAATAACGGTCTTGGTTGCCATTTCTTGTCTTTCTCCGACCTGAGTCGGGCTAGTAGTTATTTATTACCTACTGTTATTGTAGGGTGGCGGTGGGGATTTGTCAACCCCCCTCGCTCAAGTTGTTGCGTATTTCTCTGCGAGTTCAGGGATGTCCTTCACGAGACACGGAGAGAACGACAGGTCGCGCTCCACCGCAGGAACGGTATCCCCTGCGACAGCGACGCTCGCGAGTTCGTTGAGACTGAAGTAGCCCCACTCGGTTTCCCAACCGACGACCACACCAAAGAAGGTGTCCTCGCCGTCAAACTCGGTTGCGTACCAACGCCACCCGTTGAAGGGGGAGAAGAACTTACAGACAATCGTCTTGTCGCTCAACTTCACTTCGTCGGTTGCGTACAGCGCAGGGAGCGCATCCCTGATTTCTTTCGTCAGCAACTTGTGCCGACGCACGCCCTCGTATGGTTCTTTCATTGTTTGTTCTCCTCGTTGTTCGTTGTGGATACGACCGACCATTTTGGTTCGGTCAAATCGTGGTTTTCGTCGTAGAACCCGTCGTCGCCCCATTGGGTGTCACGCACCCAAAACCACCGCTTGCCTGCGGTGAGGTTGACGATGACATAGTTGGTGACTGTGCCACGAAACTTGCGAGCAACGATGTCCCCGTGTTTGAGGTTCAGTCTGTCTTGCTCGGTAATCATTTCGCTACCTCCTCGTAAGCGTTCTCTCGGAACTTAGCAATCTCGTCTTCTGTCGGTTCTCTATCTTCGTTCTTTGTGAACTCTTCAACGAAACGAGCGGTTTCTTCGTCTAGGTCGTCCTCGTGTTCAAAAGGGAACGGGTTTGGGTATCGCGTGTCGTACGGTTCACCCTGCACGAAAGTCAGACAAGTTATGCCGTCATTGTCGGGGAACATAGCGGACTCAATGTTGTTGTACCAAGTGTCCGTACCAACCAAGACGATGATGTCGTCGTCCAACATCTCCAACATCTTCTTCAACTGACCGACCGTACACACATCGTCACCTTCACGGTTGAACGGGTGGACATACGGGATGTCGTAGTGGTGCTTGTTGAACTTGCTCTTGCTCATTCTGTTTCCTCCTCTTCGTAGTTGTCCCCTGCCCCTTGTGGGACGAGGGTCTTGTAGCCTGCGTTGCGGTTCGTCTCGTTGTGGGTAACCGATTGGATGAACCTGAGACCGCACGACTCATTCCACCATTTGATGACCTCTAGGTACATCTCTATTGGTGAACCCTTGAACACGGTGTAGTTGCTTTCGCTAAACCACTTCGCTTCAATCTCGTCCATTGCCAAATAAATCTTGTGACAACGGTCGAACGCTACGAGGTGTGCCGTTTCAACCGCATCTAGTACGGTCTCAAACATCTCCTCAAGTGTCGTATCGGTGGTCATCAGTTGCCCCCTTGCTTGTTGTTGTTCTTCCAAAACTCAAACTCTGCGAGACGCATCCTGTCGTGGTGCTGTTCAAGACGCTCACTCCACGACTTCATGTCGTAGACCTGCTCGTCAAATGACTTGTCAAACGGGTATCCGTCGCACAGGACTTCATCCAACCCGTCAAACTTCTCCCACTTGATTGACAAGTTGAGCATCGCCTGCTGAGCGTGACGGAGAGCGATGAGGAACTCTGCCACATCTTCTGCTCTCAACGGTTTCTTGGTATCCATTTTCTTTCCTTGCTTTCTCCTGCCTCGGCAGGGCTAGTTGTTGTTACTTCTATTACGCACGAACCTTTCGGAATGTGACACCCCCATAATAGGGCAGGGGTGTCACACAGTCAAGGGTCAGTAGTGGTAGTCCCAAATGACGATGAACTGCTTGTCGGGGTTCTCCTTGATGCGCTCGTTGAGGTAGTTGTCGCTTGTGGTGTGAGCGTCAGCATCAAAGAAATGTTGCCTCTCGCCGAACTCTCCGTACACCAACTTCAACAGTTTGTTCGCCTGCCAAAGTTTCGGGTTCGTGACGATTTCCTTGATTGTCAAGTCGCCAACCTCAGCCATAAATCGCTCTATTTCCGCCTTCTTGTAGCCCTTGTATTGCTCAACGAGTTCGTTGAACTTCTTGGGGTCATCGGAGTAGCGCAGAACCGCGCCCTCAATGACATCGCTCCAACGACCGCCGTGCTCGTTCCAATCCGACCACTGAGCGTTGTGCTCGTTGAAATGTTCCACACAAGCGACCGCCTCTTCTGCGCTGTCTGCTTGTACGACGAGTGCTATTCCTGTATGCATTTCCTTGCTCCTCTCCGACCCTCAGGTCGGGCTAGTTTATGTTGTTGTAGTTACGCACGGTTTCCCGTGTTTGTGACAGTCCCCACCTTACGGCAGGGGTGTCACAGGGTTTCTCAGACTTGCGTCTTTCCGAGTTGCTTGCCGTACTGTTCGTGCGACTTCGGAAGGAACGCGAGAACAGCCTGCTCGCACTTAGCGAGGTTCTCCGACAACGCTTCATAGTGCTTGTCGTAGTCGTAGTCATCTTCGTCAGCCTTGTAGTCGTCTATGTTGGGGTACTCGCCCTCCATTTCGGATACGACCTCACCGTCAATGATGAGTGCTGAACCCAAGAAACACATACCGCCCTCCTCGTAAGAGAGAACGAACGACAGACTTGAGAACTGTTTGGACACATACGCCAACCCTCCAATAGGTGGTGACCATGCGCTCGTGAACTGAAAGATTGCGATTGACGCGCCTTCCTTGTGGACTGGAATGAGGTGTTCGTAGTCGCCCCACTTCGTTCCCCAACGACGGTTGCACCATTCGTACCAATCTGACGCGCCGTACTTCTCACGCATTTCGGGTTTCTCCGTGAAGTCAGCCTTGACTTCGTAGAGTTCCGCAGGACACGGGTACAGCGACTTGAGGATACGGATGTCCGTCTCAGGTGCTTTCGTTTCTTCGTTGATGTAGTTGACGGTCACAGCCTTCACGAAACGAGAAATCTCGTACGGGTCACCTGCGATTGTCAGCGTGTTACTGCATTCGTTTGGCATTGCTTACCTTGCTTTCTCCGACGCTTGGTCGGTCTAGTTGTTCACCCCCCATACTACAGGGGGGTGTATTACGGTGTCAACTCACTTACCGAGGATTGCTTTGACGACTTCCTCAGCCTGCTTACGCAGTTTCCATTGTTTCCATTGAACGACCTCGGGGTCGTTCGGGTTAGCGCACTCGTAGCAAATCACGGGTGCTTCGTCGTCCCACAAATCTGTACGGGTGTTCTCCCCACACTCCTCACACGGTGCGTGCTCGGAGGGTTCACGGGTGATGTGAGCGTCTAATGCTCGTTGCCAACGCTCCATGTCAGACGCTCTCCTTCACGAACGCCCACAAGTGGAGTCCGTCAATGATGAAGTGAACCGAACGAACGAGACCGTTCGCCATAGTGACATCCTCGTCAAACTGTCCTTCGTTAGCGAGTCGGATTGCCTCCAACGCGGTATCCACAAAGGACGGGTGAACGGGTGGATAGTGATTGCCTGATAGGTGGATAGTGAGTGCCTGAGTCAGGTCAATCAGACCGTCCTCAACTGCCTCTGCGTATCCCTCTGCTACTTGATTACCCATTGTTGCCTTGCTTTCTGCCGACATCGGGTCGGCGGTTGTTGATGCCCACCAACCTACGGTGGGGGTGTCACACGGTTATTTGTGTGCTACCTAACATCTACTACGCACACACTAATACGAATGTGACGGGATGTCAAGACATTTCCGAAGTTCCAAGATTTCGGACTCACAGCACCGGCTTTCCGCCACCGTGATACGAAGAGATGCTCAACCGCAGGTGCGCCCGACCGCCCCCCGACCGCGCCCAACCGCCCGCAAGTCCCGATGTCCACACCCGCTCCGCAAGCCCCGCTACCGCCCGCACAGGGCGGGACTTGCATTTGTAAAGCCTTCGGCGAACTATTGTCGGGACTATGAGCATTTCACGAAATGACCGTTGGTCAACACACATCAAAGCATTGGAACAGTATGTCGCCCGAACGGGGACATCGCTCGTTCCGACAACTCACACGGAAACCGTTGACGGTCGCAACATCGCACTCGGTGCATGGATTGCGTACAATCGTCAGCGTCAGCGTCAGGGGACTCTCTCTTCTGAACGGGTTGGGCAACTGTCGGGCTTTCCTGATTGGCGTTGGGAGAAACAGAAACCTGGGAGGCAACAGGATTCCGTGCGTGATACGGAAATCGTTTCTTTGTATCGGCAGGGTCGCTCCGCTCGTGCGTTAGCCGAGGTGTATTCGCTTTCTCGTCAGCGCGTTCACCAAATAATCCGCAACAATTCGTAGGATTACAAAATGGAAAACGAACGGTGGCGTATGGGTGGAGTTGGTTCAAGTGGCAGGGACGGTCGCTTCAATCCTCCCTACAATGTTGATGACGAAGACCAAGATGATTACGAAGAATCGCCTCCGATAGAGGAGCAAAAAAAGATGAGCGTCAAACAGGTGTGGTCAATGCTAACGATGAGCATTGGTGCTTTCGCTCTCACGACCGCCGTGATTGCGCTCGGTGTGATGTTCGGATTGAATCCTCTCGGAGTCTCCCTCTCGTACAGGGAGGCACTCGTGGTATCGTCGTGCTACCTAGCAATCCGATTCTTTGACATCGCTTTCGGTGAGGCTCTTCGCAAACGCTCCAAATAAAACGAGGGAGTGGTGGCGCAAGGATTGCCACCGACTCCCTCGGAGCGTAAGGTGAAAGGAAATAAAGCCCTTTCGCTCTACCGAACAGAATAACACATTTCGTTATTCTGTGGCGGTAGGGGATTACGCCCCCAACCGCCGACCTTGCAATCGTTCGTAGGTCTCTGCCCAAACATGCGGAAACCAACGCTTCGGTTTCTTGCTTGCCTTGAGTGCCTTGAGAACCTCAATGCCTTCCTTGACATTGGGAGCGAGCAACACCTTGCCCTTGATTGTTTCCTTGATGCAATCCATGCCCAAGAAATCGGAGTATCCATTGCGGACTCCGTGAACCTGACCGTCAGTAATCCAAACGACAGGAGCGTGAGCGTGTTGCTTCTGCTTTATCGCCCAACGAATCGCCTCTCCGTCCACGCCGTTACCGCCGTGACGCTCAGGAAGTTTCTCAACCATGCGTCCCTTCTCAGCGAGCACGAACAGGTTGGGAAGTTTGTTCTCAGGGTCGGTTGCGTAGACCGCGACCGTCGCACCTGGAGCGTTCTCCGTGATGTCAAGGATGTCCTTGTGAGACAGACTCATTGAGCCCGAACCGTCAATCAAGACGACACCGCCGTTGCTTCGCTTCGTGCGGTCAAACACTCGCCTATCAGGGTCAACGAGAGCGTTGCCGATACGACGAGGATTGCGACCGACATTGCAAGCGATGCGCTTGCGACCGAGCCCACCTTTCGCACGACGAGTCAACGGAAGTTTCGTCGGGATGAGTTTCGCCCACGACTCAACACCGCCATTGCCTCTTGGTTTAGCAGGGTTCACCTTGTCGGGGTCAACAGGAGCAGGTTCGTCTTTCTGTTTCCCTGCCTTGCCGTTGCCCTTCGGGTTTCCGTCTTTCTTGTCCTGAGGGTCATCGTTCTTTTCGTCGCCCTCTTCGTCGCCCTCTTCGTCGCCCTCACCTTGCTCGTCCTCGTTCTTCGGAGGATTCGCGAGACGGTCAACCCACTCCGCGAGTCGTTCCGTATGCGAGAAACCGAGAGGGTTCAATCCTGTGCGTGGGTCAATCTCCGTAGACGCGAGCGTTCCGCTCTTGTCCGCGAGTTTGATTTCTTTCTCCACGCGCTTGATGATGTCCTTCAGCGTTGCTCCCCATGCGCGGTTCACGCGACGGACTCCTGTGAGGAAGTCCTTGCCACCGCCACAGAGCGCGTATCCGACCGCCGTGTAGACAGCATGAGCCCACTCACCGCGTTCTGCGAGTTGCATACCTGAGGTGAGTTCGCTTCCGTCCGTGAGTTGACCGATGTCAAATCCTGCCTTTTTCGTCAGGTAGTTGACTCGCACTTCCTCAACGACACGCAAAGCGGTCTCGGACGCGATTCCTCTCTCCACCCACTTCGGGAAATCCTCAGCAGGGGAAACCTTCGCATGCATCATCTCGTGAGCACGAACCACGCGGTCAAGCACCTCGTTCTTCTGAGGTACGCGCATCACGCGGTCAACGATGTTGGTGAACGGTTCGCCACGAGCAGGTCTGCACTCGCCTACCTGCCACGCACCGAGTTCATCTTTCCTGTCCTTCCTCCCCAACATTTCGGGGAGGGGACGGATGTTGTCGTTCAGAGTGTTGGTCATTTCGCACCAACCTTGTCAATCGCGATTGCGTCAATGACCGCTTCCGCTTGACGACCGAACACGAGTCGGGATGCTTCCGCATCACCTAGCGTCTTGCGGAGTTTGTCAAATGCGAAGAAGGTTCGCAACGAGATTCGTCGCTCACCTGCGTCTGCCATACGCACCGCGTAGTTGCGGAGGTCTGCGGAGAGCAGAGCCAAAGCGTCGGGATGCGGTTGGTTGATACGGATTGCCACAGGAAACCTGTCCTTGAGAGCCTCAGGGAGTTCGTTCATGTGCTCAATGTTCGTGGTCATCACGACAGAGAATCCGTCCAACGGACGCACGATGCGACCGCTTTCGGGATGTTCCCACTTCGCTGACTCAGGGGAGTCGGTCATTGCGAGCAAGGTTGCGAACACATCGCCACCTGCCTTGTCAATCTCGTCAATCACGAGACGACCGCCACGCTGACCGTCGCCCTGCCATGCCTTGATAGCAGAGCCTTCCTGCCACGCCCACGCACCTTGTGCGTTCGGTTTGTAGTGACCTGTCACATCTGCGTTCGTCATTTCTTCCGTGCAGATGAGACGGTACGAACCTGCGTTGATGTCACCGTAGGTGAGACCTGCGAAGGTCTTGCCTGTCCCTGGGGGACCGAACAGGATGAGCCTGTCAATCCCTGCGTTGAGAGCGTTCTCAACATCCTTCCAACATTGCGGAAGGTCTTGACGCTCTTCCTTCTTGTTTGCCATTTCTTTCCTTGCTTTCTCCGACTCTTGTCGGTCTAGTTGTTGTTACTTACATTACGCACGGTCGGTATCTCCGTGTGATGTCACCCACCTTATGGGATGGGTGTTACACGGTTTGTGGGGGATTGCTCCCCCACGCACCGTGAGACTTCATGCAACCTTCTTGTTTGCCTTCTTGACTTCGTTGCCTTCTGCGTCCACATCGTAGACACGGAGAGCCTCTACATCGGTGATGTCGGTGACCGCCTCAGCGACATCTTGCTTGATGTCTCCGACAGCAACCAACGCCTTGAACTTCGTTCCGTCAATGACGGTCTTGGTGACCTTCTTCAGAATCGCACCCGACACGAGACCCTTGAGAGTCTCAAGATTGTAGGTAGGACGCTGACTCTTGACGAGGAGAACCTTCTTGCCCTCAACGATGTTGAAGTCAACGCCGTTCTGAGCGAACGATTGCTTGAGAATCGTCTCCGCATTTGCGAGAGCCTTCTCAGCGACCGCCACCGCTTCACGAGCGACGAGGTAATCCTTTGTGATTTGAGTGATTCGGTTTTTCATTTATTTCCTTGCTTTCTCCGACTCTTGTCGGTCTTGTTGTTGTTGATTCCCACTTTACGGATTGGGTGTAACACGGTTGTTTGTGTCATCCCTTTTCGTTCTGTGCCTACCTCTGTTACGCACGGTCGGTTGCCGTGTGTGATTTATGGTATGGTATTTTTTGATACCTGTCAAGAGACAACCGTCACATAGCAAGACCCACAAGTTACCCAACGGTAAGTTACCAACGAGTAACTTTGCGACCCGACTTCTTCCGCTTTCCGCCACCGTCAAGGGAAGAATTGCGCTCACGCACGGGCGTGGGGGCGCAGGGGCGTGGGGGCGCAGGCGCGCACAAGTCCCGATGGTGGGGAGGCGCACGACAGTCCCGCCGATGGGGAACGGGGGCGGGACTTACGGGGCAGGTTCGGGGGCGGGACTAGAACAGCGCGATTTGGTCGCGGGACTTGGGTGACTCAACACAAGTCTTGTGTGCGTACCCGACGGGGGTGGAGGGGTTCTTGATGTTTCCGATAACTCGGTCGTTCTTCCACTCAGCCCACCCGACCACCTTCACATAGGTGGA